CGATCAGCGCGAACTATCCGGACGTGCTCGAGCGTGTAGTCGGCACGGTGCTGAACGCACGAATGGACGGCGACCGGCTTCGGGCTGAGCTCTGGCTCGACGAAACACAATTCGACGCGCTCGGCGAAACTGCGCTACTCTCGGCAATGAGCGAAGGCCAAATGCTCGAAGTGTCGACCGGTTATTACGCCGACACGCTCGTGCAGTCGGGGACGTTCAACGGCAAACCGTACCGGGTAAAGCATGAAAATATCCGTCCTGATCATCTCGCGCTATTGCCAGGTCAGACCGGTGCGTGCAGTATTGCGGACGGTTGCGGAGCTCCCCGAGTGAATGCGGAAAACGTCGAGAAGGGCAAAATCGCCACGGCTGTTTCGGCTTTCCTTGTGACGCTCGGCCTTAAACCCAACGACTGCAACTGCGAGGTGCAAACCATGAAAGCCGCTGAACTCGCCGCCCTTGCGAAGAAACTCGTCGCGAATGGTGCGGACCTCGGGGAAATCACGACCAACTTCGACCTCGGCGAGCTCGAGAAAATGTCCGATGTGACGCGGGCGGCTCTCGGCGCTGCGCTGAAACAGCTCGAAAAGACTCAGGCCGCCGCGGCTGCCGCGGAGGATGAGGCCAAGCAGGCAAAAGCCGCAAAGGCCGCAGCAGACGGGACCGACGACAAGGAGGCAGAGGCTATGAAAAAGAACGCGGCCAACGGCGGAACCGGTGACGACGCTCCCGTGACAGTCGGCGTCCTCAAGGCCATGCTCGGCCAGGCAGTCGCGGACGCGATGAAGCCTGAAACCATCAACGCGATGGTCGAGCGGCAGGCCACCATTTCGCGGCTTGTGGCCAACGAGGCGTGCGCGTTCACCGCGGACGAACTCACGACCATGAGCGACGATGCTCTCGCCAAGTACGAGAAGTCGATCCGCCCGGTCGATTACAGCGGCGCGGCTCCGGGTTCGTTCGTGCAGAACAACGAGGCCGGCGGCTCCCCGCTGATGGTGCATTCGGGCTTGATGTCGGAGCAAAAGACCGACACCAAGACGCAGTAACGGCGACGACAACCACGAGGTAACAGCCAATGACCAGCGCAACGACTCCGAAAACGATCCGTCTCGGCGGTTGCGGCATACAGCGCGAAGGCGTCGCCGCCGATGCCATCACCCCGGGAATGCTCGTCGTGAAAAACTCCGACGGCGAAGTGATCCCGCACGATGTCGCCGACCAGGAAGGCCAGCCGGCGTTCGCGGTCGAGTACGACCTGACGGGTCGCGGGATCGACGACGACTACGCCGACGGCGACAACGTTATCTACGACGTTTTCCCGCAGGGCGCGATGGTCTACGCGGCACTCGCTGCGAGTCAGACGATCAGCGAGGGCGACAAGCTGACCAGCGACGGCGCGGGTCGGTTGAAAGCGGCCAGCGACACCAGCTTTGTCTACGCGGAAGCCCGCGAGGACGTAACCACGACCGGCAGTCCCGGGCGGGTCAAGTGTGAAATCATGACCGGCCGGGGCATCGCGTAACCGATCCCGCTCACCAGGAGGAGCAACAGCCATGCGGACACAAATTGCGGCGGCAATCGCTCGAACGCTGAACAGCCCGGTCGACGGGAACCCCATCGTGATGAGCGAGCGGAAGGTCCTCGAGCGGCGGCCGTACCTCAACGAGCGGGGCCAGAACGTCATCACGGTGAACACGGGCCAGCTTGACGCGCAGGGCTTCCCGATCTACCGGGAGCAGGTCATCCACGCGAACGCCACGCTCCGCAAGGACGAGTGGGTTCGCGTTGACGAAGCCGTGCTGACAGCAGCGCGCGAGCGCCTCGTCATCGTCGAAGATTTGCGCGCGGCGGGCCTGACGTTCAACGTCGGCGGCCTCGGCGTGCTTATCAGCGAGTGGGAGAAGTCGAGCGAAATCACCGACGCCGAAATCACGATGGACGGCGAAACTCAGGCCGACCAGGATCGGCAGGAGTTCGACATTGACGGGGTCCCGATCCCGGTCATCCAGAAGCCGTTCCGCATCGGCGAGCGCGTGCTGTTGGCATCGCGCACCCGCGGCTCGGCTCTGGACGTGACGACCGGCGTCGAGGCAGCTCGAGCGGTCGCACGCACGGCCGAGAGCATGGTGTTTTACGGGACGAACCTCGGCGCGGTGCCGAGTGCCGCGAACCGCTACACCATCTACGGCTTGACCAACTTCCCGGGCCGCGCGACGGCGTCGATCGGCGACTGGAGCGACGCCGCCTACACGCCCGAGGACATCCTCGACGACATCCTGAACATGGTCAGGATTCTCGAGACGCAGCAGCGGCACTACGGGCCGTTCACGCTGTACATTCCGGGCGCCTATGCGTGGCGGTTCCGTCAGGACTTCAAGTCCTTCGGCGATCGCACACTCATGGAACGGGTCATGGCCGAGGATTCGATCAAGGCCCTCCGGGTATCCGACACGCTGCAAACCGGCGAAGTCGTCATGGTGCAACTGACAAGCGACGTCCTCGACCTCGCGATGGCGGCCGACCTGACGACGATCCAGTGGGCGAGCCCGTCGGGCTGGACGAACTACTTCCAGACGTTCATGGCAATGGCGCCGCGTCTGAAGAACGACTTCGACAGCCGGACCGGTATCCTCCACGCATCGGTCGGCACCTAAGCCGCGATTCAGAGAAGCGCCGCCGACTAAGGCGGCAACGGGGCCGGCGTGGTATGTTCACCGCCGGCCCTTTTTTGTTTTGGAGGATCAGCAACGATGCAAGTCAACGTGAAAGTAGTCCGCGGGACGTTCAACCGGAAAGAACGCGGGCAGCTCGTGACGTACGAGGTCGGCGCGACGCTGACTGTGAGCCAGCACGTCTGGGAGAAGTTCGCCGACAAGTTCGAGGTCATCGGCAAGCCGCCGGAAAGCCGAAAGCACATCCGGCGCCCGCCAGTGCCAGGCACCGACGACGCGCCCGAACCGACACCGCCCGGGGCCGAGGAGCCGCGCATCATCGTGACCGGACGCCAGCGCGTCGAGCCTGACAAGTCCGACGAGCAACCGCTCAAGACTGGGATCGATGTCGCCGAGGGCGAGGAGGCCGAAATATCCGGCGACGGATCAGGCACCGCCGCGCAAGAAATCGAGAAGCCGGATCCGGCAACGCCGGAATCGACGGGGGCGGCCGCCACCGATAGCGCCGGCGATGCGCAGCAGGCCTCGAGCGCCGCCAGCTCCGGCGGTAAGCGATCGCAATCCTCGACGCCGGCGCGCGTCTCGAAGAAAAAGAGCGCGGCCAAGTCGGGCAGCGCGAAGTAACCGCCCGTGGCCTGTTACGACGGCCTGCCGGAGGTCGAGGACGTTCGGGAAATCATCACGACCGAACTCACCGACGCGCAAATCGAAGCGCTGATTCTCGACGCTTCGCTCATGGTCGAGAATTGCGTGGCCGCCCTCGACGACGAGCGCGCGTGCACCATCGTGAAGTACGTCACGGCCGACCTGATCGCTTCGGCGGTCGAGAACGCCGGATCCGGAGCCGTCACGAGCTCGAGGCTCGGGGACGCGGCCGACACGTTCGCCGCCTCGACTGAATTCCCCGGCCGGTCCGCCTACTGGGACAAGGCCGTGATGTTCGACCCGTACGGCTGCCTCCGAAAGCTCGGGAGAAAGTCGGCCGTTTTTGAAAAGGTCTAGGCCGTGGCGGTTGCCTACACTCGGCACATGCGGCAGACGGCGACCTACTGGCCGCCAGGCGTGAACGACGGGTACGGCGGCCTGACCTATGGCGCACCGGAGGCCCGGGCGTGCCGCTGGCAGAACAAGGCGGTCCTGTTCCGTGATGCTCAGGGCCGCGAGGTCATGAGCGAGTCGATCGTCTACGTCGCCGAAGCGGTCGAAATGGCCGGGAAGCTCCTCCTCGGTGTATCGACCGCGGACGAGCCGCCCGAGGCGGCGAAGGAAATCCGGCAGCTCGACCGCTCGCCGGACTTGCGCAACGCGCGCGAACTGCACAAGGTGTACCTATGATTGCGACCGTTTTCAGCATCGCGTGGGCGGTGCTCCAGCTCTGGTTTGTGCTCGTCGTCGGGTTCGTCAGTGTGATGCACGCGAAGGCGGTCCTCGCGCGCGGCGAGCGCATTCACTTGGCGTTCCTGATCCCGCTCGCCATCATGGGCGTGATCGGGTGGGTCGCCGACGTCATGTTCAACGCAATACCGGCGTGGATACTGTTCGGCGATCCGCCGCGCGAGCTCACGTTCACGAGTAGGCTAAAGCGCTACAAGCGCGAGGAGCACCCCGAGTCGCGGAAATACCGGTGGGCCGTCTGGTTCTGCGAGCAGGCCAACAAGTACGACAAGGGGCACTGCTGATGCCGGCAGCCGGTCACGTGAACGGCCTCGACACGATCCTGCGCAACCTCAACGGCGCGATCGATGACATAGAGGGCGGCACAATCGAAGGCCTCCTCGCCGGCGGCCTGATTATCGAGCGCACGGCGAAACGCTACGTGCCGGTCCTGACGGGCAACCTCAAGAACTCCGGATACACCCGCAAGGTCGGGCCCCGGACGGTCGAGGTCGGCTTCTCGGCGGCTTACGCCGTGTTCGTGCACGAGAACCTGGAGGCCAGGCATCGGAACGGCCAGTCGAAATACCTCCAGCGCGCGGTGGTCGAGAAGCGGACCGACGTCCTCGAGCAAGTTCAGCGGCGGGCGAAAGTCTGATGAGCTCGCCGGCGGTGGAGCTCGCGCAGTACGTCGCCGACGAGCTCGGCTACGTGTTCGGCGGGAATTCGGACTGGAGCTTTCACGCCACCCGGGAGCCAGCCGAGCCGGCGAACGTGGTCACGTTCTACGATACCGACGGGCGCGACCCGCTCGTGATCGACGGCGCGGAAATCCTGCAGCCGGCGATTCAGGTCCGGGCCCGCTCGTTCGACTACCTCGAGGCGTACGAGGTGCAAAAAGCCGTGTACGATGTCCTGCAGCAGCCCGGGCTGGCTGAGCTCGACACCGATCTGGCGCGCGAAATAGGGACCGGGCGGTATATCGGGATCAACCTCGCCGGGGATATCATCGCTATTGGCCGCGACGACAACGATCGGCAACTCGTCGTGGCAAACTACACGCTGATCCGTCAACCTTTGGAGGGCTCCTGAAATGAGCGAACTCGGTTACAACGGCCGCGCTTTGAAAATCCGGAAGGACGGGCAAGTGATTGCCGCAGTCCGGACCAAGACGGCTACCCACGCCCGCGAGCCCGTAGACGTGACGAACGACGACAGCGACTCGAACCGCGTCGTTCTTCCCGATCCGGCGATGCGGTCCCTCGATGCCAGTGTTCAGGGCGTCGCAACCTCGAACAACTACCAAGAGTTCCTCGAGGATTGGAACGGCGAAACCCTGCTGGACATCACGATCGAGAACCCGGACGGGTCGATCGAGGAGGCCGAGCACGGCTTTTTCCTCGGCAATCTCGAGTTCACCGGCGAGTACAACGGCGCCGTCACTTTCACGGCGCAACTAATGAGCTCTGGAGCTCTGACCGTCACCGCCAGCTAATCACCAGCAACTACAGGAGGGCCACCCGGAATGGCCAAGCCGCTGCGCAAAACTCTGGAGCTCGACCTGTTCGGCGAGCCTGTTCCCGTCGACGTGGACTTCCGCGTTGTCGAAATCGTCGAGCGGGCGTTCAATGCCTCGGCCGATGACCTGATCCGCCCGCTCGCGTCACTGGCAGGAGTGCAGCGCCGACACGTCGCCGACGTGATCTGCGACTGGGTCACGCGCGTGCCGAACTTGGGGTACAGGCGCCAGGAAATACGCGAGCACGTGATGACGGCGCCGGCGTCGCAGTACTACCTTTGGGTCGCGCAAATCTCGAACGCGCTGCTGTACACGCTCAAGCACATGACCGACGAGGAGTTCGACCGCATTCGGGAGGAGCTCGCCGAGAAGCGAGCCGGCGGCGCGCCCGGATCTGACACCGCCGAAAGCGGCGAGGACCCGGAAAAAAAAGACTGACCGACCGGTGCTATGAGGTAGCGGTCGGCGTCCTCGGCATCCCGCCGTCCGAATTTTGGGCGATGTCTCCGCAGGAATTTTGGGCTATCGTGGAGGCCCGCAAGCCCGCCGAGCGTGTCGGTCATATGCCACGGTCGGAATTTGACGAACTCCGGGGGATGCTCGACGCATGAATCTAGGCGAACTCTCGGTCACTCTCGGCGCGGTCATGAACCGCTTCAACGCCGATATGGACGCGGCGAAAGCGAAGCTGATCGGCGTTTCCAAGAAAATGACCCAAC